GTGAGCAGACCCGACTTCATTTGTGCGGCGTGCGGAGGCTCGAGGGTCCAACACGCGCATTTCGTCGACCTGAACGAGAGGGCGATCGACTGGTCCGAATCGTTCGGCGAATGGTGCGACGGCGCCGACCCGGAGAAGGATGGCGGAGTCGTCAAGGTGGCAGGGATCGGAAATTCGTGGTGCAAAGATTGCGAGATTCACGTCGCGATCATTGACCTCACTAGCGGCTACGGTCGCGCCATGGCCGACAAGCTGGCGGCGCGCTTAGCCGTTCATCATGTCCGGCCTGGCTGGTGTACAGATGAGACGCGGTGCCCCTGTTGTGGCATGCGCGATCTGATTGACACCGACCCCGAAAAATATTGGCGCTGCGTTGCATGCGGCGAAACGTTCGAGGTGCTGAAGGATGCGAGCGAATGAAACGACGACGACGCAAATTACGATCGGATCCTTGTTCAGCGGGATCGGAGGACTGGAGCTCGGGCTCGAGGCAGCAGGCCTCGGCCCCGTCCTTTGGCAAGTCGAAAAGGATCCCTTCTGCCGATCGATCCTCGCCAAGCGATGGCCCGATGTCGACCGCTACACAGACGTCAGAGACGTCGGCGGGGTCCATGCCATCGACTGCGATCTCGACGGCTACTGCTTCGCACAAGGAGACTGCAGCGGTGTGTTGCAATCGGTTGACCTCATCTGCGGCGGCTTCCCCTGTCAGGACGTCTCCCACCCTGGCCGACGCGCTGGCATCGAAGGTACTCAGAGCGGTCTATGGTTCGAAATGCAGCGCATCATTTGCGAGCTTCGACCCCGCTTCGTCTGCGTGGAAACAGCGCAGGGATCGCTACTCGAGGTCTCGGAGCTGTCATCGGCGGACTTTCCTCGATCGGGTACGACGCGATCTGGTTCCCTGTTCGCGCTCACGACATTGGTGCACCTCACGGTCGGGCGCGCACCTGGATCCTGGCCTACCCCGACAGCGAGCGATTCGAAGCTGAGCCGGTGACACGGCTACATGCTCAAAGGCAACCCGGGGACGACGCTCACAGATGCGGTGGTTATCCACCACGGCGCGGCGACGAGGACGGGTGGCGAAGCTTTACCGACGGAGGTGGGCCCTCGCCCGGAGTTCGTCGAGGCGCTGATGGGTATCCCACGGCGCTGGACCGATCCCGACTCCGAGCTCTAGGAAACGCAGTGGTTCCTGGCGTCGCGCAGCTCGTTGGTGAGATTGTGCTGAGGCTCGAGGCCTCTCGCGCGCCATGATGGGAGAGAACAAATGATCAATTTCATCATCAGAGCGATCCGCAATCGCGAGCGCCGGAGGGCCGGCAGACTCACTCGAGATGAGCACATTGCAGCGTGTATCGAACGCGCGAGACGGACCGATCTGCGAATCGATGAGCTGGTGGCGCTCTACAATCCACACACCGGCCACTGTTGCCCCGGCTGTTCAAGCGGCGAGTATCGAGAGCTCGGCAAGAAGTTCGATCGTCAGATCGACTGGCTGCGCCGGCTGCTCGTCAAGCGCGGAACCGCGGGCGATCTCGATATGATCCGGCGCATAGATCTTGAATGCTGGCCGTAAGTCTCGAGCGCGCGCCATGATGGGGACATGAAGTGGGCGGCAATGGTTCTGGTAGTTTTGCTCGGGTGTGATGTACCGGGCGAGCAAGGCGCAGTTGGAGAGCCCGGAGATCCTGGCGAGTCAGGTGAGCAGGGAGAGCTCGGGGATCCTGGTGAGCAGGGAGAGCCCGGAGATCCTGGTGAGCCAGGCTCGAGGGTCTCGCTATGCGCGTTTTCAGAACCCATGATGATCGCCGATGTCGGCGGCTACATTGGTGCGAGGATGCTGTGCGAGATCACGTGTCAGTCGGAGCGAGGGCATGCTTGCACGACTCACGAGGCTGGTTTGATCGCGCAGAGGATCGGCGAGTTCCCTCACGCAGATACCTTTCTTGTGTCGCCAGGCTCAGATTGCTTTGGCGAGGGCGGCTGCCCTGACAGTGTCGACGAGAGGCATGTGGCCTGCTGCATGTGATGGCGATCCACGATCAGGAAGCGCTGGAGAATTGGCTCGAGACTATCGGCGCCAGCTGGCCCGATCCTCATCCTGACATCGGCGAGCCGTTCACAGCGTGCAGCATCAACTACGAAGCGGAGCACACACTCGAGACGATGTTACCGCCAGGCCCGAGGCCTGACCCGTTCGAGGATATCTACGATAGCGAGGGGATCTGCGTAGGCGAACGTGAGCTAGATCCGGTGGAGCTCGCTCGAAGGATCGCAAGCTGGGAGGCCTACTGCGAGAGCTACGCCAAGCAGGGGCGACGCCAGATCAAGCGCGGCAAATTCAAGCTCTCGGGGACATTCCAGACCGAGCGCGGGGTTGAAGCTGAGGGCGAATGGACCGGCGAAAACTGGCACTGGGTCTCACTTTCTCTCGCAAGCTCCTGAAACCATTGGTCAATAATCGGTCTGTTACCCCTTGACGTTACGGGTAACGTGGTTATGTTACCAGTATGAACACGAACGAGAGAGCAAAAGCCATCCGCAAGGAACTCCGCGCCAAGTTGGGCGCGACCTCGCGCGACATCAGCGTCAGGAGCGACAAATACAGCATGGGCGCGACGATCTACGTCAAGATTAAGAGCGCCGACTACAGCCTCGAGGCGGTCAAGGAAATCGCCGAGAGCCACGCGAGCATCCGCCGCGACAGCTTCGGAGAAATCCTCAAGGGTGGAAACGTGTATGTCAGTGTCGACTACACCGCCGAGGCAATCGCGCCGTTGGTCGATGAGCTGCAGGAAAAACTAGTTTCGGTTTATCGCTCTGGCGAGACTGTCGAAATCAAGGGCTTGAGCTGCCGCAATGTAGAAGACGGCCACAACGGATTCGGCGGTCTGGAATACTGGGAAGCGCTCGATGCGAACGGCGAAGAAATCGTTTTCACCTACGGCTTGGCGAGCATCGCCCGCCAGTTGGCCGAGAAGTTCTGCAGCGGATACACCGCACCCAAGAAGACCGAGAAGACCCGCCCCGCGCTGCGGCTCGTAACTGAGACCGCGCCGGCCGCACCGACCACCAACACGCAAATCGAATTTCTCTCGCACCTAGGGATCGTCTGATGCCCCGCGAGATTGACCCCCGCAAAGGCGCTAGCGAGCGCGCTCGAATTGCAGCGCTCGAATGGAGCGACCCGCACCAATGCCGCGACTGTGGCGAGAGCACCACAAGCGACAAGCTGCCGCGCTGCTTATGCGAACCGACCAAGGAGAAGATCCGATGATGACAGACCAACAACAAATGGAAGCCGCGATCGAGAGACTGATCGCCGCGTCGACTTCGCGCGACTTGCGCAAGGGTCTCGATCCTCTGTCTAGTCACCCCAGCGATAAAGCGTTTGAGGATCTTCACCGCGCGATCGGTGGCGCTGTTTTCATGATGCGCAAGGCTGCGAAGACTGAGCCCGCACCCAAGCCCGAAACGACTGAAACGAAATGCACGGAGTGTGGCGGGAGCAACGTTCAGATCGCGATGTGGGTCCGGCCGAACACGGGTGAGATTCTCGACATGCCAAGCTCTGATTACGACTGCGCACGATTGGCCGGCTTGGCCTACTGCGACGACTGCGAAGAACACACGACACTGACCGACAATCCGAGCCCGCGGTTTAACAAGCCGAGCGGCTACAACTATTGCGGCTGCCGCGACTGTAGCGCGGACGTGATGGACCACGACTTGTGCTCCTACTGCGCCGAAGCTGGCTGCAACATCGAAGGGGGCGAGGATTGCAAACAGTCACCGCACGCGCCTGCCTGTGATCTCGATGACGACTGCGCCGGTGATTGCATGGAGCAAGGCTGATGGGCAACCGAGATTTACATTTTCTGATGAGAGTGATCGACGGGAACACGTGGGGACAGAAAGCGATCCCGACTGCGAAGGGCGAACACGAAGCCGGGCGAAGGCTCGAGCGTGCTGGATTCTTGAAACGAGATCGGACCGTGAAGCACCGACCCTACGCCTACATCCCAACCGATAAGGGATGGGCCGCGGCAAACGCGATGCTTGGAGTCTTGAGCGCGATCGCGGATCTCGAATGTAAGGAGGTGAGCTGATGGGAACTTTCATTGTGAAGATGGCCGATGAGAAAGGTTCCAATTGGTATTTCGAATACAGCACGATCAGCGATTCAGTCTGCACGACGGCGATGACGCGCGACGAGTTTGAGAAGTATTACCGTGATGAATACGGACGCCGCGCGATGGACTTCGATTTCGGTGAGCGAATGAAGCGCGTTGATGCGAAGGGGACTAGCGCGCGTATGGATGAGAGCGCGGAGGATACGATCGGATCGTGTGACAGGTCCGGCACCAACGAGACATGGCTGAGCCCTAAGCAAGTTCTCGAGCTTGCGATCGCGTGGCGCACAGATCCAAAACACCAGATCGAAGGAGTCGATCACGATCTGATCTGCTGTATGTGCGGCAAGCCGATTGCTAGCGAGGCGGATCGGGTATGGCAATCTGATGACGAATGCGATCCGCTACACACTGCGTGCGCGGGGAAGGGCTAAGACATGGGACGCGAGATCAGACGAGTGCCGAAAGGCTGGGAGCATCCAACCAAAACAGAGTTCGATCCGTTCAAGCGAATGACGGTTACGCGCTTCACCCCGATGTATGACGAAGACTACGAGACCGCGGCCGCGCGATGGTGGCTCAAGGCTGTAGCGTGGCAAGCCAAGGATCTAGAATCGGACGCGCTCGACGACTTCGAAAAGAGATGTTGCGCGGAAGGTGAGACCAAATGGTTTTGGGAATGGGATGGGGGTCCGCCCGATCCTGACTACTACCGACCGGTATGGAGCGACGATGAGCGCACCTGCTTTCAGATTTACCAAACGGTGAGCGAGGGCACTCCATGTTCACCTGTGTTCGAAAATCTCGAGCAGTTGATCGCGTGGATGTGCAAGCCGATCGATCGCATTCGATGGCCGCAATACAACCGAGGCGAGGACTGGCAATGTTCGCAAGGCCGGTCCCTCGAGCAGGCCGAGGCGTTCGCGAAATCGCAGCACACTTTCTCAGGTGCGTTTCTACCGGGTCACGGTTTCGTCGATGGTATCGAGGCCAATGAGATCATGGGACGAGAGGACGGCAGCTGATGGCTGCGATCCCGACGATCGCTTGCCCGATCTGCAGAGGCTCGAGACTCGTGAAGATCGAGATCACGGAGCCATGTGTCTGCAGTCTCGAACCGGTCAAGTTCGCACCGGTCAGCGACGAGGAAGCGGCGCACCGCTACCGAGAAATGTTGGCGACACTCACCCGAGCGCAGAAGCGAGGGACGCAGTTGCTCACCCGAGCGCGTGACGCAGAGGCAAGGGTCGGCGAGGCAGTCGAGAGGCTGACGGCGCTAGCGTTGGAAATGAAAAAGAACGCGATCGGCTACGGCGCAATCGAGAGGGAAATTGCCCTAGCGGTTCTGGTTTTAGCCGAGGGCGAGCTCTAGCGGCGGGCCCCTTAGCGCCACGCTACGCAGAGGCTCGAGGGGCATGCACCCGGGTGGCTCCCCCTCCATGAAAATGAGCCCAGCAGGCTCCGGAGAGCGGCAAATGCCAATCCAGCCCCCGAGTCTCAGGGGGTCGAGACTCTGGCCGGATAATCGGTCGGAAATCGGCTTGTCACCCCTTGACGTTACGGGTAACGTGCTTATGTTACTAGTAAGAGAGGGGAGACACCCCGACCCCCCGCCGGCCGGATAGCCGAGGCCCTGAGAGGGGTTGCTCACGGTGCTACGCCGGTGGCCGGCTTGCAGATTACTCAGGCCGACCCCAAAACCCGGAGACTAAAAGTGCGACTCCGGGCACGTGAGCAACTCCCTCTGAGGGCCTACACCCCAAACAAGGAGCCAGCATGGCGACCAGCAACACTTTCGACAGCATCAGCGTTAACCTCGAAACCGGCGCGATTAGCTACCCGGAAATCGAAGGCTTCGAGCTGGACAAAGAGCGAGTGTATCGCTCAGCCGAACGCTTCTTGCCTCACTGCAACGGCTCGCTGGAGATGGCAGTGAAACACGCGATTCACGAGCAAATCAGCGCCTACAAAGGGCTGCGGTCCACGCTCGCCAGCCTGAACGGCTGACAGAAAATTCTCGACTCGGAGCGGTCAGCTGCCGGCGGCGCCCCGCTCCAATGAGTCATCGCCGGCATTTCAATTCCCGCGGCTCTCGAGTCGCATCCCGACGAAAGGTAACAACACCATGAGCAGCATTTTACTCGGCAATTCCGACACCGTCACACGCGCGATGGTCGAGGCTGTGCCACTTCCCGAGCGCACGCGCAGCTACAACCCCGTCGCTTATGGCGACGCGATCGACTTTCTCCACGAGACGATCGCGGACAAGCTCGCTCTGCCGATCATCAGCGAGACTTACGGCCTGAACAAGAAGGGCGACCAACTGTTCGCGCTGGCTACGCTCGATACGGGCGAAGGCGAGAGCGGTCTCAGCATCGGGCTCCGTCAGAGCTACAACAAGAGTCTCGCTCTCGGGGTAGCGGTCGGCTCTCGAGTCTTCGTTTGCGATAACCTCTGTTTCAGTGGAGACGCTTTCATGGTGGTTCGCAAGAACACCACCAACGTCTGGGACGACTTCAAAGCTCTCGTCGCTGCGCAGGTAGCTGGGGCCCTCGGCCATCACAGCAACATGCAAGCCGACGTTGCCAAGCTGAAGGCGACCGCATGCAACATGCGCCGCGGCTACAGTTTCCTCGGAGTCATGCAAGGCGAAGGGCTGCTGACCCCGACACAAGCCACGGTCGCTTTCGGCGACTGGACTACCCCGCGCCACGAAGAGTTCGCCGACCGGAATATGTGGGGTCTCTACAACGCGATCACCGAGGGGCTCAAGAAGGGTGCCCCGGCTCGCACCATCAACCGCCACGCTGGCGCGCACAGCTTCATGCTCTCGATGTGCAAGGATGCTCGCCCCAGTCGGCCTAGCGCACCGACCGAGCCGAGCTCTGACGGCGACAGCTACACCCGAGGCGGTTCTGGGATTCAGTGGTCACGCAGCAACTGACCTCGAGCAAGCTCGGGAGGCTCGAGGGCTTCCCGAGCTCCGTCTGTTCGCGTCAGTGTCGAAGCTCTGGTAGCTTGGTCTCAGCAGTCGTTTGAACCGTTCGTCGGGAGCCCCCGTGATCATTTTGATCTACGGGGGCTTTTTTCATTTATCCTGCCCGCCATGACGGCCAAGAAAAAGACGAGCAAGAAGACACGCAGACGCACCCGCAAGCAGCCGAAGGCTCTCGAGACTCCATCGGAGACCCTCGAGCCTCCGCCGGCGGAGCTCGAGGCAGCAGAAGCGGCACCCGCCGACGCAGCACAGCCCGATCCAGAATCTACGGCGACGAAGGAAATCGATAAGCCGGAGGACGAGGAAGCGACCAAAGCGGCGACTGACGATTTTGCAGCATCGGTCAAGGCCGACGCGCTGAAGAAGCGAGAGGCAGCCGCGACCAAGTCAGGTAGCAACGGCAAGAAGAAGCCAGCGCGACCCCCTCATCGGCGCGCGCAGCCCAAACCGCTGATCCGTGCTTTCCCGAGCGAGATGAGCACCGATATTTCCCGCAGGGCTGCCGAGATCCGACACGCTGGCGGCAAGGGTCCACCGCCCCCGTCCAAGGAGAAGACTCCGCGCGGTAGGTTCGGCGCGGTCGGCGACACGATCTTGTGTGCGAACCACAAATGCGATCGTCGACTGCTCGAGGATGGGACGCACGTTTGGGCTTTCGACAATCCGCCGCGGCACGGTTACGAAAAGGGAAGTTGCCTCTGCACAACTTGTGCGTCGGACTTTCATCCGACGATCGGGCGACGCTGGGCCTCGATCTATGAGAGGCTCAGCAAGCGCTACGGCAGCAAGGAGGCAGATCGTGTCAGCCTCGGCAAGGCCTATCGAGGTGGCGCGCTGAGAACAGCCAACGTTTCGCGAATGGGTTGAGATTATGAGCAGACTCGTAGGACGTCATCGCGGCCGACCAATGAGGCTGCTCGCACAAGCTCCTGGGCTGACAGTTGCACCGCCCCCGGCTGCGCGAATGCGCGTCGCTCCGTTTCAGCCGGGGATCCAAACGACGTGGACGGTGCGCGCTATTCGCGCAGCGCTGACTGGTCACGAGACGGGAATTTTCAGCGACTCGTCGCGCATGTGGGACTCGATGGGTCGCGACGATCGGATCACTCCGGTTCTGCGCCATAGAACGCGAGGCATGCTCGGTATGCCTCGAGCGATGGCACCTGCGAACGAATCGCCCGAAGCGCTCGAGCTCTCTCTCAGATGGGGGTTGATGTTCGATCGCTTCGCGCCGACAGCAGTGCTGGGCCGTTTGCTCGACGACTACATCATGATGGGTTGGGCGCTGGCGCAGATCTCCTATGAGCGTGTGATCGATGAGAGTGGTAACCGCGTATGGGAGCCGCGGCTAAACAATGAGGAAAGTCAGTTCGTCAATTACGAGCATGAGCCTAACGCCTACTTCTATGAGACGCGCGAAGGTCGGATCCAGATCGAGCCTGGCAACGGAAAATGGGTACTGCTCGAGGCAGGTGAGCGAGGGTTTCGCAACGGTGCGATCCGTGCGCTCGGTCTCATGTGGCATCTGCGAGAGCTGAGCTGGTTCGACTGGGCCCGCTACACCGAGCGACATGGGCAGCCGCTGCTCAAAGCGATGGTCCCGTCTGAAGTTCAGGCGGCAAGTCGTGAGGCGTTCTGGAACGACATCATCAGTCTCGGTCGCGAGAGCGCGGTGCTGCTACCGCAGGGAGTCGGATCGAATAAGACGAACTTCGATGTTCAGATCGTCGAAGCGCGCGACGGAAATTGGAAAGCGTTTCAGGAGCTGAAGCGTGACGCGACGATCGCGGTAGCGGTCTATCTGCTAGGGCAGAACCTGACGACGGAGATCCAAGCTGGTAGCTACGCAGCGGCCAACGTTCACCGCAACATTCGCAATGAGGTGTTGCAAGCTGACGAGAAGGAGCTCGGAGGCGACCTGCTCGAACAAGCGATGAGACCCATCAGCGATCTGATGGTTCCGAATGGGCGATTGATTGCGCCGCGGCCGACGTGGAATACGCAACCGCCGGCGGACAAGAAGCAGGACGCCGAAACTGCGAAGATTGCAGCCGAGACGATCGCATCGCTGCAAGAAGTTGCGAAAGCGGGCAGGCTCAAGATCGATAACTTGCCCGAGTTTGCGCGACAGTTCGGGATCGAGCTCTCGCCAGATGATGATGCGCCAGAAGTCGGGGCCGAGCTTTCCGCAGTCGATCAGAAGGAGCGCGCAGCCACGCTCGAGACTGTGGCGCGCACGATCGGAAACTTCGCACGCCAAGGAGTCCCGCTCGACATCGATGAGCTGATTGCAGAGTTCAACATCCCGATCGATCGCGCAGCGTTCGTCGCAGTTGGTCAGCAGCTTTTCCAGTACCACTTGCAATTCGGCACAGTGACGATCAATGAAGTTCGCAAGCGGCTGGGAATGGGACCAGTCGCAGGCGGCGACCAGCTGATCGAACCTCCGACAATGGAGGCGCTGAGCGCGTTCGATGACGATGAGACTCGAGAGGCTTTCATGTTCCGCCATTTCTTGGCGCAGGCTAGAGCTCGAGGCTCAGACGAGAGCGACGAGTTCAACCGCGGGCTGAGCTCTGAGGCTGCGAAGGATGCGGCACGGAGTCTCAATGCCCGTTTGCTGCAGCCATTGCTCGATGCGATCGCAGGCGCCGAGACCGAAGAAGAGATCAGGGCTGCAGTGTTCAAGATCTACGGCGAGACCAGCCCGGAGATTGAGCAGGAGATCCTCGAGTCGCTGAGCAGGCTCGCTGAGCTGAACGCGCTGCATGATGTCGAACAGGATCTCGGTGCCACGGATTAGAGATGCCTCGCCGGCGCAAGAAGAAGCGGCGCAAGCCGAGCCCGAAGAATCGCGCCAAGGCCGAGAAGTTTTTCCGCGAGCGTGTACCGCTGACCGAAGACGAGAGTCGGCTGCTAGACGATCGGGCGAAGCAGCAGGCGTTCTGGATGGCACAGATCGAAGATCTGCGAGCCGTCGACATGATTCTTCAGAGCCTGAAAAGGGCGGTTGAGTTCGGCGAAGATCTCGACGAATGGAAGGAAAAGATCGGGGCCGCTCTCAAGGCAGCATGGGGCGAGGGCCGACGCGACAAGGCTGGACGTATCTTCGATCAGGGCCGGCGCATCGAGACGATCTACAGAAATGCGGTGAGCACCGCACACAATGGCTCGAGATTCCGCAGACTCCGTCGCCCGCAGACGATGGCGATCAGGCCTTTCTGGATTTTCGAGGCAGAGCGTCCGACTGAGTACCCTCACCCGACATGCACAGCTCTCAATGAGGTAGTGAGACCAGCTAACGATCCCTACTGGAACGACAAGGTTCCTCCTTTACACCATAATTGTCAGAGCAGGATCAGGGCTTTAACTCGGGTTGAGGCCACAAAAGAGGGGCTGACTGACGAGCCTCCTGACGATCAGCCCGACGCAGGGTTCGGCACTCCGCCGAGCACGGCGACCACGGCGCTCACACAGTCGGATCTGTCGCGCATAGATCGCGAGCTAAAACGCATCTTTGACGCCAAGACGAGCCGCGGTCCGACGTGATCCTTATTTGGCTGAGTTGACGCCGCGCGACAGCTTGTGACAGCCTGCGGCCAATGGCTCTCAAGGCATTCAAGAAGCTGCGTGAGGAACTCCGGCGCGTAGCGGCAAAGCTCGAGGGCGATCAGGCGACCGATCTTAATAATTTGGTCGATGCTTACGGCGACAAGCTGAGCGCCGAGGTAGTGCCGATCGAGACGGCGCGGCCAGCCCCAGAACCGTTCGCAGCGTGGGACGTCGAGGGTCGCGACAATGTCATCGCGTTTCAGGCTGCCCCGGTAACGAGTGACGACGATCCTCCCAAAGAGTTCAAGATCCTCAGCTTTGGGTCTACCCGGATGCGCAAGGGTGGCCGAATTTTCAATGTCATCTTCGACGAGTCGAGCCGCGAGAGTATCTTCGAAGCGCTCGAATCTCAGGGGCGCAAGCAGCTACCGATCGACTTCGATCATGGAATGCTCGGGTTTATCAGCACGCGCGAGAGCTCGATGGCTGCCGGCTGGTTCACGCTCGAGGCTCGCTCCGACGGGCTGTGGGCAGCTGACATCGAGTGGACCAAGAAAGCTTTCGAGTCTATCAAAGAACGAGAGTTTCGGTTCACATCGCCAGCTCTGTTCCTTGAGGAACTCGAGCAGGTAGGAGACTTCCGCGCGACCGAGGTGATCAATGTCGCGCTCACAAATCTGCCGGCGACGGTTTCGCAGAAGCCGCTCGTTGCTAACTCAAACCCAGAGGAAGAAACTGAAATGAAGTTCACCAAAGAGATGCTCGAAAAGCTCGGGCTGAAGGAGGACGCGAGCGACGAGCAGATCGCAGAGCGCCTGTCGGTGCTAGCGAGTGCCGAGGCGATCGCGGACAATGCCAAGACGGAAGCCGACAAGGCGACCAAGCTGGCGGCGTCGGCCGCTGAGATCGCAGAGACCAAGGCGACCGAGCTCGCTACGGTCCAGGCAAATCAGCAGAAGTTGCTCGACAGCTCAGGGGCGAGCGACCTCGAGCAGATCGCTACTCGTCTCGGCAAGCTCGCGGAGTCGCAGAAGATCGCGACCGAGCTGAGCACGCGCGTCGCGACGCTCGAGGCTGACCAACAGCAGAACGCCTGGCAGATGGCGTTCAACACTCTGGACGCCGATGGCAAGATGCCAGCATCACTCCACGACTGGGCGAAGACTCAGTCGGCAGAGCAGCTCTCAGCATGGGGTAAGGGCGCTCCGGTTGTGATGTCGTCAGCGCGGCACACTCCGCCTGTCGGTGGTCCCGCCGGCGCGACTACTGTCACGCTGACCGCAGAGGATCAGCAGATGGCGACCCTCATGGGTATCGACGTCGCGAAGTTCGCGGCAGTGCGTGCCACCGAGGGCCAGCCCCTCAAGTATCAGAGCAACGTCGTCCCGCTGTCGCGCCTCGAGCGCAACAAGCCGGCGAGACACTACATCCAGCCTTACATGACGGGCACCGGCTAGGGCTAGGCCAAGGCCTAAGACTTCAGGAAAGGGAAACTGAAAATGACAGCTCTACTCGCAGACCGCGCTGGATTCGGAACGCAAGAAATTGCCTCCGCGCTCGCGCAAGAAAACTCCGTCGTGTGCGCAGTGTCGCAGACGTTCTACAAAGGCGCTCTCGTCATGGGCAACGCCTCGGGCCTGACGGTTCCTGGCGCAACGGCAACGGGCCAAGTCTGCCAAGGTGTCGCAACCGAGGCACTCGTGACGGGTGTCGCCGGCGGCGAGCGGCTGCGCACGCGCAGCGGTATCCACAAGTTCGAGAACGACACCGGCGGAACCCCTGTGGTTCAAGCCGACGTCGGCTCGGACTGCTGGATCCTCGACGACCAAACGGTCACAGGAGACAATACCGGCGCCTCGCTCGCCGGTAAGGTCTACTCCATCGAACCAGACGGGCAGATCGCAGTCGCGATTTCCTTCCCCTGGAGCAACGCTTAGTCCGTAAGGGCGAAGGAAGGAAACTGAGAAATGCTGGTAACACCCGCAGCGATTGCCGCCCTACAGACGGGCATCAACTTGTCGTTCCAACAGGCGTGGACGACTACGCCGATCTTCTGGCAGCGTCTCGCGACGCTGGTCCCATCGACGACATCGTCGAATGTGTATGGCGCGATGGCGCGTCTGCCCATCATGCGCGAATGGCTCGGCCCGCGACTGTTCGCGAACATCACCGGCCATGACTACACGCTCGCAAACCGAACCTTCGAGCTGTCGGTCGGTGTCGAGCGTGAGGACATCGAGGACGATCAGGTCGGTTGGACCGCGCCTCGAGCGGCCATGATGGGAATGCAGGCGGCCAAGTGGCCAGACCAGCTGACCGTCGAGGCGTTGCAAGAGGGCGACACCACCACCGGGCCGGGCGGCGCGGGCTTCGACGGCGAGGCCTTCTTCGACACCGATCACCCGCTGGATCCTGCGGGTGTCCAGTCCAATGATCTGGCGGCTTCCCCGCTCACGGCTGCGAACTACGGCGTCGCGCGCGAGACGATGATGGCCTACACGGGCGAGGACTCTCAGCCGATGGGTGTCATGCCTGATCTGTTGATCGTTCCTCCGCAACTCGACACTGAGGGTCGCACGATCCTCAATGCCGATTTCATCGCCGACCCCGGCGGCGCGGCCGCTGGTGTGACGAACATTTTCAAGGGCTCGGCCGATCTTCTGGTCATTCCCGAGCTCGCTGGAGAACCGACCGTCTGGTACCTGATGGACACCAGCCGGCCGATCCTGCCCCTCATCTGGCAGCTTCGCCGAGCGATCCAGATGACCAGCAAAACGAATCTGACCGACGACAATGTCTTCCGTCAGAACCGTTTCGAGTGGGGCATCGACGGACGTGGTGCTGTGGGTTACGGCCCATGGTTCCTCGCCCTTCGCGCCGTGGCGTAAGCCGGGGGTCGGGTAACAAGAATCAGGGATCGGTGGTGTTGTTGTGTCGCAGTATGCGAGCGTTCTGGACTTCGAGACGATCGGTCTGAAGATCGCCGCGCTGCAGAACGTCAAGGACAACAACGTCACCGAGTTCCTGATCAAGACGAGCGGGATCATCGACAGCTACCTGCGAGCGAATCACACGCTGCCGCTCACTGGTGCGCTCGGTCCGCCCAACACTTTTCCACCCGAGATCATCGCGGCGACAGTATGTATTGCGCGCTACAAGCTGATGGTCTGGCGAGGGTTCGCACCGGACGAACTCGACACCAACTTGCGCGACAGCTTCGAGGACTGCATGGCGTGGCTTCGCGATCTCGCGAAGGGCGTTGCATATCTCGATGCGGGCGACGATGCGACGGTCGAGTACGAAGCGCGGCCGCGCGTCGATACGAAACCACAGAGGGGCTGGCTCGAGCTACTCGACGAGGCCAACAGCTGATGGGGATCTCCGTCAAGATCAACATTCGCGAGCTGGTGGAGTTCGGTCGCACGATCGAGAATCTCAAGGAAGCTCCTGGCAGAATCAGTGCAGAGCTGGCGCTAACTACATTGCGACTGGTGGCGGAGGGTTTCGCTCGAGAGGCTGATCCCGAAGGGCGCGGCTGGGCCCCGAGAGTTGTCGAAGTAGCAGGGCGCGACCCCGGGCGTCCGATCCTGGTGCTTACGGGTCGCATGAAAGCGAGTTTCCGGATCATCAGAGCGAACGCGAGAGGGTTCGTCGTTGGGACGAGTGTTCGCTATGCGGGCTATCATCAGCGAGGAACGAAGAGGATGGCCCGCCGTTCAATGGTCCCGCTCACAGGTCGCGTGCCTGCTGCCTGGCAGCAGGAGTGGGAGCGCGTCGCGACCGAAGTTCTCGAGAGGGCTGTCGGGTGATTGATGAGCGACAGCAACTTCAAGCGGTTCGTCAATCTGGTTCACGAGGACGACGCGCTCACCGGTGTTCCCTTCGAGATCTTCAGGATCGAGGCCAAGAAGCACAACGACTGGCCGCGCGTGAATTGGATATGGCTTGGCGGAACAGTGAAGCCAAACGAGGATTCGTCTGGCCCGATCGAGTTCAACGGGTGCATGGTGAGATGCGCGTTCATCGATTTCGTGCGGGCGTCGATCGAGACGATTGGCGACGATTACGATCAGGCGGCAACGTTGCGCGACTGTGTGATCGCCGCTCTCTACAGACTGATGGGGGCGAACTTTACGCCGGGCAACTACACGGTGTGGAACGAGCAGCTGGGGACCGCGGAGCATACAGTGAGTGGAATCAAGATCGCGCTCGAGGCGAGATTCGAGCTGCTCATCGGAACAGAGGCCAAGCCGATCACTACGATCGCCGGGACAAGTACGACCGCAACTTTCCAAGACACGCCCGAAGGTAGTAGCGTCGAAATCGAAAAGGTGTGGACACAGCCATGAGCGACAAAGAAAAGAAGGCAGCAGAAGCGAAGGCTGCGAAAGCTAAGGCGGCTGAAAAGGCTGCAGCGAAGGCGGCAGAGGCTAAGGCGAAAGCGCCTGACACTCCCGACGGCTGGGTCAAAAGACTCGGCAAGCAGCGAACGATCAAGCTGCTGAACGGTAAGAAGGTCAAGCGACCCGATCCGATTCATCTCGCAGCGGCGCAGCTGCACGGCTGGGACGATCATCGTCATCACGCAGGCGGTCACATGCGACTGACGCAAGCCGACTATGAAAAGGCGCTCAAAGCTGCCGAGCGTCCGGTGCTCTGCGACGACGGAAAGCATCACTACGTTCCACACCCCGGAGCGCTGAGTGAGCATCACCCGCACGGAAAATCATTCAAGGCCTCGAAGATCGGCCAGGAGAAGTAGGCGATGGGTATCCCGAACCAGGAAATCACAGTTCTCGATCCCGGGCTGGGTCTGGTCGAGGCGTCGCCCGATACACCGATCGTGCTAGGAGTCTCGAGCCTCGGCGATGACAACTTGTTGCGGACATACGCTCGCAAGACTGACGTCGTCAGCAACTTCGGCCAGGGCCCGCTGCCCGAGGCGTGGTGCAAAGCGCTCGATATCGCAGGCGGTCCGGTGCGTGGAATGCGCCTGACCAAGAGCGTAGTTCCGACGTTCGGCAGCATCACGACGACTCGAACCAGCGACAGCACTGGAACGATCGCAGTTGCGATCACGCAGAAGGACGCGGCGCGCGCATGGCAGATCGACGATCCTGCGGGAACTCCTGTGTTCACCGAGCAGACTGCTGATTTCGCCAGCGCAACTACTGCTGATGTCGATCCGCTTCCCGCCGGGGCGGTCACCGGCGACCAGTTCGCGATCGGCTACGATCAGCCATTCACTTCGCTCGAACAGATCATTTCGACGAGCGGTGTCGGTGGGACTTTCGCTTACAGCTATTACAACGGGACCGCAGTCGTTCCGCTCACAGGTGTGAGCGATTTGACTGTCAGCTACACGGCTGCTCCGGGCACATACCTGTCGACGTGGACGATGCCGACAGACTGGGTCCGGCAGAGTCTCAACAGCACCGAGCTCCTGTACTACGCCTATGCCGAAGTCGATACAGGGCCATACGGAACCGACGCGGTTCTCAGTCAAGGTCAGATCAACGGCCACGGCGCACACGATGACTATGAGGTCATCGTCGAGATCCTGAAGACCGGAACCGTTGCTACGGGAACTTTCCGCTACAGCCTGGACGATGGCCGCAGCTACTCAGGCGAGTTCGTAATTCCGAGCGCAGGGGATTTCGACATTCCGTTCGCCGACATTACGATCACTTTCACGCCTGGAGCTGGCGCGATCTTCTTCGAGGACGGGGACGTTTTCGAGTTCGACGTCAACGCTCCCTACTATGCGGTGGTCGATCTCGCGACGGCAGTGACGGCGCTTCTCGCTCAGAGTCTCGAGTTTCCATTTGCCACGCTAACCGGAACCCCGGCGAGCGCGGCCGACGGTGCCACGATGTTCGCGGCTGTCGACGGTCACGCGACCAGCTTCGAGAACATCAACCGCTACATTGCGTTCATCATGGATTCGGGTGACGACACCACAACGGCGACGCTGAGCAGCTACGCAGCGGTCTCGAGCCGGCGTGTGATGCCGGTTTACGGAACGACAGACATCACCAGCGCCAAGCCGTTCGAAGGCTACAGCGTGCCAAAGCGCAGCGCCGTCGAGCTGCTCGGCGGGTGGGCTGCAGACAAGCTGATCAGCACCGACCTGGCTCGCGTGCGAGAGGGTCCGGTTCCGGGCGTGCTCGAGATTAGCCATGACGAGAACCTGACCGAGGAATTGGACGCAGGTCGGATCACGACGCTTCGCACACACACCGGCCGCGCTGGCTTCTTCGTCACCAATGGACGGATCAAGGCGCCGAGCGGTAGCGACTTCCGCTTCTGGCAGTTCCGCCGGATCATGGACGTCGCTTGTCGGCGAGTGTTCATCGAGCAACAGAACTTCCTGAACATCTCGGTTCGCACAAATTCGGACGGCACAATCGACGAGCGCGACGCGCTGCGGCTGGAGTCGATCGTAAATGAGGCGCTCAAGATCGAGCTGACTCAGCCGGCGAATGCCGAGGGAACTCGCGGTCATGTCAGTGAGGTCAACTACAGCATCGACAGGACCAACAACATCAACCAATCCTCGACACTGATCAGCACGGTGGCGATCCGGCCGCTGGGTTACGCGAAGACGATCGAGACTACGATCGGCTTCGCTCTGGAGGTGGCCGAGGCGGCCTAATCTCTGAGGTAAAACCATGGCGACTTACCCCCTCATCAACGGCCGCAAGTACGACCACAGCTCGGTCGAAATCCAGATCGGCTCCACACTGTTCACCGGGATCGAATCTCTCGAATGGACGCAGACCCTCGAGCCGGGCCAGGTCAGAGGCTCGAGAGCCGAGAAGCTGGCGCGCACTACGGGCGAGCACGACGCCGAGGGTAGCTTCTCGCTGCCGCTCGAGGATTTCGCAGAGCTGATCGCAGAGCTCGGCGACGGTTACATGCAGGTGCCTTTCAACCTCGTGGCGAACTACTCAGACGAGGGATCGAACGTCACGAACGTGCAGCTGATTGGCTGCCGCATCACGGAGCACACCGGCGGCAGCGAGACCGGCGGCGATCCTGCGATGGAAGAAGTTTCGATCGACGTCATGCGCGCCGAGATCAACGGCCTGCGGCCCGTGATCGGAATGCTGGTCTAGGGCGATGAGCGTCGATCGGCAAACCACATCTGACACCAGCCCGGCTTCTCCAGGTACTGCTGCCGGGACGGTCATCAGCGGGCTGGATGATTTCCAGAGTGTCGTTCTATTCCTGACCATTCAAGGCGCGACGGGCGGGACATTGGACGTCTATCTCCAATTCTACGACGGCGTAAATTGGATCGACTTCGCTCACTTCACTCAGTTGGCGGCCGGTGGCGCTGCGGTGTCGTATGTGGTGCCGATCAACCGAGCTCCGCGACCGGCCGACGCCACACCTGTCGTGACTGGTTCAGATCTGACGCCGGCATTAGCGGCCGATACGATCATTCACGGGACGCTCACTGACCGGGTTCGAATGGTGTTCGTCGCTGGGGCGGGAACTTCGGGCGGAGCTGCTCAGGTGATGACAGTGGTCGGAACCGAGGAACGGCTCGAAGAATTGCAGAAGCAAGATCTCGACCTTCGGGTTCGCTGACGATTTCACTAGCTATCGCATAACGGCTCAGGTGTATTCTCGCGCTCATGAGTGAGACTGAGACGACGACGACGACACCCGGAAACGATGTAGAGCAGACGATCGCGCAGCTAAAATCTGAGTATGGGCGGATCGTTTTCGCCAAGACTCCGATGGGTCTGATCGCCTGTAGACCACCGACGGCTGGCGAACATCAGCGCGTGAGCGATGAGGTCCGCGACGACAAGAAGAGTGACTACCAGGCGCAGAAGAAATATGCGCTGGCTTGTCGCATCCATCCCGAGCCCGACCAGTTCCGCGCGATCATGGATAGTTATCCGGCGCTGCCGCAGATCCTGAGCGACGGGCTGGTGGAAATCGCCGGCGGCGACATCGAGATCGAAACGGGAAAATAAAAGATCTCTGGTTGTCCAGCCAGAGAGATTTCATCACCGCTTCGGAGTGCCTTTACGCTCACCATCACGGCGAGCTCGAGGGGGGCGGCTATCTGCGAGATGCGCCGCGATACAACAAGGACGGGACAGAGACTGATCGCAGACCTTCGCGTCGAGCGCTCGCAGGCGGTATGCTCATCGCCGAACAGCAGCACCACGTTCGACAACTGGTAACCGGACTAGCGAGGGCGTCGAAGAAGATGAATCGAAGGCGAGGGCGTCGTGGCCGCTAGTGTCGAAGTAAGACTCGACGACGAAGTTTCTGACTCCGCACAGAAGGGAGCACATGCAATCTTCGAGCTGGTCAAGGCGATGGCTGGGCTCAAGAACGCAGGCGTCGATGCTTCGGGCGCACTGTTCAAAGTTGCGAGCGCGACGGAGCGCGTGTCAGCGAGCGCGAACAAATTCAACGCCAACGTCGCGAAGGCCAACAAGCAAACCATTCGTCGAGACCAGCTTAACAAGCAGCTGATCGCGTCGGACAACAAGCTGAGGGGAGGACTCGACGAGGTTGCTGGCGGAATGAATAAGATGGGCGGCGCATCGGCGATCGCTAGCGCTGCTCTCGGCATAGTGGCGGACGCTGCGGTCGCTGTGCTCGGGATTCTGGCAAACCTAGCGAAAGGCGTAGCGCTGGCGGCGCTGAAGTTCACAATTTTGGCGCAGTCGGCGAAGGGATCTTTTCAGCAGCTGACCGGGTCAGGGCCTCGAGCAGCGCAGAAGCAGATCAGCAAGACCGCGAAAATGGCTGCAGCGCTGGGACTCGATGTTGCGGTTTCGCTCAAACAGTTCAACAAGCTGATCGCGTTCAGGTTCCCGCCAGAGCAGGCGCGATCGATCATCGCAATGAGCGCAGATCTCAGGGTGCTGGGCGCGAGTGCTGATGAGGCCTCGCGCGTGGTCGGTGTGATTCAGGACATTCAGGCAGCGGGCAAGCTGGGTGCTGGCGACATTTCTGATCTGGCTGATGCGGGCATTGACGCCAGCCGAGTCTACGATGCGCTCGCGAAGAATCTCGGCAAGTCGAAGGAAGAAGTTCTGAAGCTGCTCGCGGCTGGGAAGATCACAGCCGATCAGGGGATCAAGGCGATCGGCGATGCGATCAAGAATAAGCTGCACCTGGAGAAGTTCGGTGACGCGGCCAAGAAGCAGGTCAAAACACTGGGCGGTTTCGTAGGGTTTCTCAAGAGTAATTTTCAGCTAGCGCTACTCGAGATTGGAGAGAAGATCGCGCCGAAGCTGCAGAAGGCTCTCGACCAGCTAGACCTCGCGGGCTTCTTCGACAGCAAGGCTTTCGCGACGTTCAAGGATGTAGTCGCAGGAGTGTTCGGGTTCATCGTCGACTCGCTCGCCGTGGTGATCCCTCTGTTCAAGGCGTTCGCCAAGGGGATCGCCGACAGCTTAGGCACCGCGGGTCCGGCGCTCTCGGTGCTGGGAAAATCTCTGCTCAATATCCTGACGCAGAAGGACACCTTGAGAGGACTCACGGTGATTTTCCGGCTGTTCGGCGCGGTGCTTGGAGCGGTAGGGGTTGTTGCAGCAGGTATCGCGGCTTTAATTGCCAACTTAGTCGCTCAGATTACCGTGTTAGTCGGAGCCGTCGGATCTGTGGCGGGGGCGATCATCGACTGGGGTAACAGTCTTGGTGGGCTCCGCGGGATCTTCGACGCAGTAATCAACGGAGTCTCGAGCCTCGGAAAGAGAATGATCGAGGGGATCATAGGTGCTCTCACCGGCGGCTCCGGCGCAGTAGCGAGCGCGCTCAAGGGTGTCGTCGATGGAGCGATCGCAGCAGCGAAAGCAGCGCTCGGAATCAGCAGCCCGTCGAAAGTCTTCAAGGACATCGGCATCAATACGATGGTCGGTTTCCAGAAGGGCATGGCCGATGAGGGCCCGCGCGTCAGCGCTGCTACTGCAGGTGTGATCGATCCGTCTGCGCTAGCTGCACTCGGGCCCGGCGGTGGTGTGACGAATCTCAGCGCCGACACGAACGCGCAGATCAATGTTCAGGGCGCCGGCGACCCGGGCGACGTTGCGGTTCGTGTTCGCGATGTTCTGATCGATGAGATGGGCGGAGTGTTCGAGCAGCTGAATATCGAGGTCAACGGATGAGCAACGCGGGCGAAGATTTCGAACCAGCGAATTTCGATGCAGCTGGTCCATACGACGGCGGCAAGGGCGGCCCCGACGGAGTCTTCACCGAAGGCGGAGACCCTTCAGATCTCAAGGCGCTGATCCCGTTCTGGGAGAACACCGAAGATCCGCTCGCATGGGACACTGTCGAGATTGCAGGCAAGATATTTCCGGGCGTCGCATCGGTCAGGGGCTCAGGGCTGAAGCGGAAGGTCGATGTCAAAAAGCCAAAGGGTAGCGACGGCGCGAGCCTGAAAGACGAAGGCATCGAACCAGCGAAGCTCGAGATTACTTTGCTGATCTACAACCGCTATTTTTGGGAGCAGTTGCAGGGGCTCATGCCTTTGATCAACCCGCGCAAGAAGGGCGGGCTCCGGCGACCGATGTCGATCGTTCATCCTCTTACGCGGCTGATGAACATCACGAATATCTACGTTGACGGGATCCCGATCCCTGAGCACGACAAGCGCAACGGTTTTTTGCGGTTCAAATTCACGGCGATCGAGTGGTTCCCCGGGCCGAAGCCTGCGCGCAAGGCGGCCGGCAGTGGCGGTCCGAACACAGCCGACGAGAAGGCCGATCTGCTAGCGCTGTTGGAGTCGGAGCAGAACGATCTGAACGAGGCGGGGTTGAACAATGACAACCTAGGCAGCAACCCAGCCGAGACCGTCGAGGAACGACAGTTCTCAGACGAAGAAAACCGCGTCGCACAGTGCAATGCTTTTCCGGACAAGGAAGAATGTTGAGCCTGGTCGATGGGCACCAACACGATCAATGGCGATGATATTCTCAAGGCTCGGATCTACGAGCCACGCTTTGGTGTGTGGCATGCAGACATCGAGAGCGACACGTTCGAGGACATGCCGAAAGGAACGGCGGTTACGCTCGAGCTCGAGGATGGGCTCCAGACTTTCGTCGGCACGGTCTTTCGTGGCGGTCTCGAGCAAGGTCGCTGGATCGGGCGCGTAGTTGGCGGAGCTGGTGGGCTGCGGACACCGGTGGCTGCGAAGTATTATCTCGACGTCAGTCTCGGCGAAGTGCTTCAGGATCTGGCGACCGCTAGCAGCGAGACGATCAGCACTAGTAGCGATGTGGCGATTACTCAGCATCAGAGGGCCCGCTGGTGGCGCAGCCAGGGGAAGGTGGCTGAGGCAATTACGATGCTGATCGAGACTCTGAACCGCTCTGAAGGCGACCCCGGGTACATCTGGAGAGTGCAGCGAGACGGCACGATCTTTCTCGGCGTCGATACGTTCGCGACGCTCGAGCTCCAAAATGAGGAACTCGGGCGCAAACCATCGCTCGATGAAGTTGTGATCGCTCCATTGCTCGGCGCATCGCTGCGGCCCGGTGTGACTTTCAACGCGCAGCCGATCGACTATGTGCTGACCGACCTTGTCAGCGAGAGCCTAAGGCAACGATACTGGGCGGCGAACCCATGACTCTGGACCGTCTCAAGAAAGAGATCCGCGAGTTCGTCGAGCATCTCGTCGGGCAGCGCCAGAAATATCTCGCGCCCTATAAGGCGCAAGTGGTGAGCTACGACGCAGCGAAGGGGTTGGTCGAGCTGGTCGTCGATGATGATCGTTTCAAGGGGACAGGCGCGAAGGACGTTGAGAATCTCACCGGCCTGCCTGGTTCGATCGTCGAGCTCCGCGAAGGTGATCGAGTGATCCTGATGTTCGATGGAGGCAACCCCGACAAGCCGTTCTGTGTCCTGGCTGAGCAGGCGATCGGGGCTAGCACTCTGGCCAAGCTTTCTCGGATCGGCGATCTCATCGACGGAGGAACCGTGACAGGATCGGTAGCTGCAGCACCGGGCGCGGTCACTTTCGTGTATGCCCCTCCGGGGGCGCCTCCGCATGCGCCAGGCCCAACACTTGATCTTTCGAATGCTCTTCTGAAGGGACCTGAAATCCTGACTGGTAGCGATCGCGCGGAGCTGGAGGACTGATGGCCTCGGGACTTGGCAGCGACTTCTCGTGTGTGAGCGATGTCGACGAGAGCCTCTCGGTCGTTACCGGGCGGCTTGCTCTCGCGCAGGCGCAGGCTCGTCGGCTTGGAACTCCCAAACGTCATTTGTTCTATGACAAGGAGTACGGCGAGGACATGCGCGATCTGATTGGTAGCGCTCGCAGTGCTTTGAGCATTCAGCAGGCGGCCGAAGTCGAGATGCTTCAGGACGAACGTGTCGAGGACACAGCTGTGAAAGTCGTCCGAAAAGAATACGGGGATCCTGGTGTACAAGCCGACCAAATCGGGGACATGGAGATAGTGGTTGAGCTAGAGGATGCCGATGGGCCTTTCCCGCTCACGCTCGACGTCAGCAAGGGCGAGGTCACGCTTGAGATCCTAGAGGAAAATCTCTGATGCCATTCACGATCCTTCAGCTGTCGACGCCGATCACTCGCGATCAGGCTCTCAACACGATGCTCGGAAACCTCCAGGCGCTGGGGTTCAATGTCACCAGCTGGCAGAGCGGTAGCGTGCAGCGAACGATCCTGACTGGGGTCGCACAGACATGGTCGACCGCTACGGAGTTCGTCGCGACGCTTGTGAAAATGGCGTTCAACGACACGTCGGACGGCGGAGCTCTGACCACGTTCAGCGACAGCCACTATGATAATCAACGCATCGAAAATCTCTCTACGCAGGGCGAGATGATTTTCGCTGGTAGCGCGGTCGGCCCACCCCATACGATCAGCCCCAGCGATGTAGTGGTGCAGGATACGGCGACTGGTCAGACCTATCGCAATCTCACAGGCGGCACGATCCCTCTCGGCGGGTCGGTCACTCTCGACATGGAAGCGCAGACTCCTGGCATCGCCGGCAACATCGGGACGGGGCTGGTGACGCTCGAGCTTGTGACAAGCTTCACCGGAGTGACAGTTACGAATCCTGCGCTCGCCGGCGCGTCGACTTGGATCACACAGCTCGGTGTAGACGAGGAAGAAGATTCGATCCTGCGAGAGCGCAATTCGACGAAGTGGACGACGCTGAATTTCGCGACACCTGACGGCGCGTACATTCAGATCTCGCTTGCGGCCGATAGCGACATCACCCGCGTAACTGTTGACGACTCCAACCCTCGAGGGCCGGGAACAGTCGACGTCTACATCGCTCGAGCGGATGGCGTCGCTACGGGTGCAGACGTCACGCAAGTTCAAGTAACAGGGACGGACGATGTAGCAGTCGATAAAAAGCGTCCGGTTACGGCCGACGCTTTGGTCATTGCTGCAGCGGCGCAGGCGGCGACAGTTACAGGAACGATCCACATCACTACATCTCTCGACGATGCGGCTGGTTTGAAGCGCGCTGAAATCGAGCAGGCGGCGATCGACTACGTGAACAGCTTGGACATTGGCGGTGAGATCTTCACGCCAGCCACGACGGGCGTTCTCTCGTTCAGCGAATTGATCGGCGCGATCACTTCGGTCGTGGGTGTGAGAAAGGTCGCGCTTTCGGCACCTACCACCGACATTCCTATCAGTGGGTTCAGCGTCGCGACGCTGGGCGCCCCTAGTTTCTCCTACGCAACAATCGACTGACGCTGTGCCGAACTTCCGAGATTACGTCGAGCAGATCAGCCCTCCCTGGCTGCGTCGCCATTATGGGCTTCGCCTCATGGGCGCGATCTCTGGGCTGATGGGCGATATCATCATGGAGGGCGCGAGCCAGGCTATCCAAGGTCCGTGGTTGCGTAGTGGGTTCCAACCGCCGGACGCGCTGCCGCTCGTAGGCAATGAGCGGCGCATGCCGCGCTACCCGAGCGACACCGATGCTACCTATCGCGAGAGGCTGGCCGAGGCCTGGAGCACCTATGGGAGGGGCGGCAATGAGGGCGCGATCATCGAGCAGCTGATCGCGTTCGGGCTCACTAACCCTGTAGTGATTCCTGCCGAGAACTCCGCCCCGACCCTCGGATTCGCGAGCTCGAGGGTCGACACGTGGCGTTTCGAGGAACCGCCTACCATCATCGCGACAGCCGACTTTGATCTCGAAAGTACGGGGACAAGCATCAGCGGCATGACTGAGATTGTGCTTACCGGAGCAGGGGTGACATGGACCAGCATCGGCGCTCCGTCTGCGCCGACCAAGGTGTGGTTCGACACTCCGGTAAACGGGCGTCACTACATGCGCCTCGATAGTTTCCCGAGCACGACGCGGGCAATCGTTTCCGATCAGCTGGATCCGACCTTGGACTTCACTGATGAAAGTCTGACCGGCGAAATTCTCGACTTCACAAATTGGTCGCGCTTCGTGGTGGTGATCGAGCAGCCCAACCCCTACGAGTCATGGTCCTACGGCGATGGCTTCGTCTACGGCGAGGGCGACGAGTTCATGACCTACGGCTCGACGGCGACGCAGGGAGACATTCGATCGATCAAGGCGATTATCCGCAAGTGGAAGGAACGCCACGCGATCAATCCGCTTTTCATCATCG